GTCCGTAACGTGAGCGTGAGTCGTGGCCGTTCCCGGGTGCTGGATCGGGTGCAGGCAGGTCAGGCGTCCATCACGCTCGATAACCGGGCGCGGCTGTTTGACCCGACGGCTGGCACGGCGTCGCCGTACTCGTCGAGCATCGTGCCGCGCAAGAACGTCAGCGTGACCCTGGATTCCGAGCCGATCTTCACCGGCCTGGTGGATGACTGGAACATCGGCTACGAGTTGTCCGGCGATTCCACCTCGGTGGCTGAGTGCGTGGACGGCTTCATCCAGTTGGGCCAGGTCACGATGGGCACGGCGGTGCGTACGTCGCAGGCGTCGGGTGCTCGGGTCGGTGCGGTGCTGACGGAGGCGTCCTGGCCGACGGGTAAGCGCGATATTGACACCGGCCAGGTGACCCTGCAAGCCGACACACCTGCCGCCAATACGAACGTTCTGGACTACTTGCAGACGGTGACGGACACCGAGTTCGGGCTGTTCTTCATGGACCGCGCCGGTAACGCGAACTTCGCCGACCGGCTGGCTAACCAGAACTTCAGCAACCCGGTGCTGCTCGGTGGTACGGGTATCCCGATCACGGCAGTCGGTCTGGACTACGGGGCCGAGCAGCTCTACAACGAGGTGACCCTGGTGCGTCAGGGTGGCGGCACGGCGGTCAGGACGGACGCCACAAGCCAGACCACCTACGGGATCTCGGAGTTGTCTAAGACGGGTCTGCTGTTCGACACGGACGCCGACAACGGCACCCTGGCTGACTACCTGCTGGCCCGCTACAAGGACCCGGCGCTGCGGATCAACGAGGTGTCCATCGCGGTGGATGCTTTGACCTCGGCGCAGCGCACGACGTTGGCGCGGATGGATCTCGGCCAGCCGTTGCAGGTGACGTTTACGCCGAAAGTCGGCGCGGCAATCACGCAGTACGCGACCCTGGACCGCATCAGCCACAGCGTGTCCCCCGCGTCGCACACGGTGACGCTGGCGATGTCTCGCGCGGAGGCGTCCTTCATTCTTGATTCGTCCCTGTTCGGGCAACTCGACGACGACCAACTCGGCTTCTAGGAGGCGTGATGTCTGGTGCTGGTTTTCGCACGTTCACGGCTGGCGAGGTTCTGACCGCCGCCAACGTCCAGGACTTCCTGATGGATCAGATGGTAATGAACTTCAACGGGACTGCGGCACGCGGCTCGGCACTTCCTACGCCTAGTGCGGGGATGGTGGCGCATGTTGGCGGCGGCACGGTCACGGTTTACAACGGCACGGCTTGGGTTTCACTCTAAGGAGCATGAGATGACAGGTGGCGGGTTCCGCACATTCACCGCTGGCGAGGTACTTACTGCTGCGCAGGTCCAGGACTTCTTCATGGACCAAGCCGTGATGAACTTCAACGGCACAGCGGCGCGTGGTTCCGCGTTGCCGTCACCGTCGACTGGCATGGTCGCTCACATTGGCGGTGGCACGGTGCAGGTCTACGACGGCAGCACATGGAAGTCGCTGGGCGGGGCGCTTGGTGGAGCCGCTATCTCTGACACTCCGACAGGCAACTACACGAGTGGCGGCATCACGTACGATTTCTGGACCTACAATAGCAGTTCGTCGCTCAACGTCTCGACGGCTGGCCTTGCCGATGTTCTCGTTGTTGGGGGTGGTGGTGGAGGCGGTCGATCCCGTGGTGCCGGGGGCGGTGCTGGTGGATACCTTGATTTCGCCAACTACCTTTTGCCTGTTGGTTCTCTGACTGTTGTTGTTGGCGGTGGTGGTGCTGGTGGAACAGGTGAACCCGGCGGAGTCACTGGCGGTGCTAGTCGCATAGGTTCACTGCTTGCCGCTGGTGGCGGTGGCGGTGGAAGCACATTTCGCATAGGTCAGGTTGGAGGGTCTGGCGGTGGTGCTGGAGGTGTGAGCACATCTACTGGTGGCGCTGGTTTTGATTCCCAAGGTAATGCTGGTGGTAATGCCACTAGCTCTGGTTCTAATGGTGGAGGCGGCGGCGGTGGTGCGTCCGCTGTTGGGCAGAACGCGCCCGGAGACGGCGGCAACGGCGGGAATGGCACCGCTAATTCTTACACGGGTTCATCCGTTACTCGCGCTGGTGGTGGAGGGGGCGGATGTAACTCTGGCGGTACAGGCGGAACAGGTGGTACTGGGGGTGGTGGAGCAGGTTCCGCAAGCGGTGTAGGCACCGCTGGCACCGCTAACACAGGCGGTGGCGGTGGGGGTGGAGCCTTTGTTTCCCCGACTGACCACAACGGTGCTGCTGGTGGCAGCGGTGTTGTCATTGTCCGTGTCGCTCGCCCGTACACGGCTGTCGCTGGTGCGGCGTCGATCGGTAACACGGCGACCGGAACGTACACATCGGGTGGGGCCACGTTCGCTTACTTTGAGTTCGGGTCCTCGGGCACGCTGACTGTCAATCAGGCCGGGTTCGCGGATGTGTTGGTCGTGGGGGGAGGGGGAGGCGGGTATCGAGAAAACTCAGCACCGGCGGGTGCAGGTGGCGGCGGTGCTGGTGGACATTTAGAAGTAACGAGCGCTTATTTGGCAGCAGGCACCGCGACTGTCACTGTCGGTGCTGGCGGTGCCGGTGGAACTGGAAACTTCATTGGACTCCCGGGCGCGACAAGTCGATTGGGAAGTTATTTTTCCAGCGGTGGCGCAGGCGGTGGTGGCCCAGCGGGGAACAGTTCTAACGGTTATGTTGGAGCATCAGGCTCAGGTGCTGGTCACAACACAACAGTTGCCGGAACTGGCGGCGCAGGAACTTCAGGACTTGGCAATGCAGGTGGAAATGGAGCCCCTGCTGGCGCAAGCGCTACTAATTCCGGCGGCGGTGGCGGTGGTGCGGGTGCTGTTGGCGCTAACGGCAGCAGCGGTACGGGTGGTGCTGGCGGTGCGGGTAGTGCTAACTCTTACACAGGCTCTAGCGTTACAAGAGCAGGTGGTGGCGGTGGCGGTGGCAATACCGCTGGTGGTGCCGCAGGTTCGGGCGGTGGTGGTGCAGGTTCAAGCCCCAACAACAACGCAGGCTCAGGGTCGGCCAACACTGGAGGTGGCGGCGGGGGTTGTACAGGCAGCGGTACTGCTGGCGCTGGCGGCTCCGGCATCGTGATCGTTCGCGTACGCACCGCATAACTCAACTCGAAAGGAACACACATGGCACACTTTGCACGCATTGAGGACGGCATCGTCCGTGAAGTGATCGTGGTCGGGAACGACGACTGCGGCGGCGGAGACTTCCCCGAGTCGGAGCCGATCGGTCAGGCGTTCATCGCCAGCATCGGTCTCACAGGCGAGTGGCGGCAGACCTCGTACAACTCAAACTTCAGATCGACCTACGCGGGGATCGGGTTCCGCTTCGACGCCGAGGCTGACGAGTTTGTTGCACCCGAGCCAGAGGCGGAGCCGGACGCGTGAACTTCAACGCACCCGCCGACCTCGTGCCGCTGGTGATCCTAACGACGGCCATCCTCGGCGGCATCCTGTGGCTGATCCGCACGCAGATAGCCATTAGCAAGACGCTGCAACCGAACGGCGGCACGTCGGTGAAGGATCAACTGAACCGTATCGAGTCTGAGGTTCGTGACGTTCGGACCAAGATTGACGATCACGTTACGTACCACCTGAACAACGATCTCTAACTAACCCTGCACACCGGCCACCTTCGGGTGGCTTTCTTTTTTGGAGGGCACTATGCCTGCGATACCTGCCAGATACCGCCGCTGGCTCTACGCCTGCGGTGTCGCCGTCGTCCCCGTCCTGGTGGCGTTCGGTTGGATTGAGGACTCCGTGGCACCGGCCATCATCGGCCTGGTTTACGCCGTGTTCATGGGTGGACTTGCTGCCGCCAACGTCTCGCCGGACGAGTAATGGCGCGCCTGTGTCGCGGCGGTGTCACGCTGCGCAAGCAGATTGACGACAAGTGGCCAGCGAGAGATCGCCGGTCCGATGGCTGGATCGGGGACAGCCGTCACTCCCAGCGGCGCAGCTTCCACAACCCCGACAAGCATGGCGTGGTCTACGCGCTCGACATTGACGAGAACATGGGACGCGGCAAGGAACGCAACGGGGCGACCGCACGGCAGTTGGCCGACGAACTCGTGGCGTACGCAGCGAGCAACCTGCCGGGTGCCAAGCGCATCCTGCACGTTGTCTATGAGGATCAGGTGGCAAGCGGCACCTACCGCCGCTGGTTCTGGAAGTGGCGCGGCAAGGGCTACGGCCACACCGGGCACATCCACATCACGTTCACACCAGCCGCTGACACGAACGACGGACTATTCCCGCTGCCGATCCTCGCGCGGGATGAGATCGTGCGCAAAGCCTGGAGCGAGGCGCTCGGGCTATGACCCTGGCCGAGAGGCTTGGCGAGGCGCGACCAGCGCAGCGTGGACTCCCCTGCCGTACTGCGGTGATCCTGGCTGACCTGGACGCCGACGACGCGCACGCGCTACGGGCCGCACTCGACATCCCGAAGGGTGACCCGGCTCGGTTGTCCTCGCATCGGATCGCTGAGTTGCTCCGGCTGGAGGGGTACGACATCCACTACAAGTCCATTGAGACGCATCGCAAGCACGGGTGCAGGTGCTTCAAGCATGGCGCTGGCCGAGTCGCTGACGCCTAGGCCGCCGCGCGTCCTGGTCTATGACATTGAGACCTCGCCGCATCTGGTGTGGACATACAACCTCCACGACACGTCCATCCGTCCTGACCAGATCGTGACCCCGTCGCGGCTGCTGTGCTGGGCTGGGAAGTGGACGGACTCGCAGCAGGTCATCTATTACAGCGAGCACCACAACTCCCGGCGCGAGATGGTGGAGGCTCTGTGGCACGCGCTCAATGACGCCGACGTAGTGGTGGGTTACAACCATCGAGGCTTTGACAACAAGCACGCGATGCGCGAGTTCGTCACTTCGGGCCTGGGACCGCCGTCGCCGTGGGTGGACGTGGATCTGCTCAAGGAGAACCGGCGGCTGTTCAAGTTCGCCAGCAACCGGCTCGGCTATGTGACTGAGACCCTGGGACTGCCGACCAAGTTGG